ATACTGTTATAGCCCCCATTATTAAAAACAATGGTGTTTACATTACCACCAATATTACCTGAATAAGTGGCTAAATTACTGGTAGACAAATCAAACGCAGTATTTGCAGTTAATAATCCATTGGCAGCACTAAGAGTTACTGTTCCAAAATCAATGGTATTGCCTGCAATGTATAATTTGTTCCATCTTAAGCTGGGAGAACCCAAATTGTAAACTGCATTAGCAGTAGGAATAATATTACTGCTAACACTGCTTAGATTTACATTGCTGGTATTAATACCTGTTAGGTAAACACCATTACCAAAAAAGTATGCGGCATTTACATTGCCAGAGTATACGGGCAAATAGCTGGCAACATTGGCATTGCTGTAATTGCTAATACCTGTTGGGCCTTGTGGTCCTTGAATACCTGTTGGCCCTTGTGTGCCTGCAGGTCCTTGCGGGCCTTGTGCTCCATTTGTGCCAGCTGGGCCTTGTGGTCCTTGAACACCTGTTGGTCCTTGTGTGCCTGCAGGGCCTTGTGGTCCTTGCGGGCCGCCAGCTGGACCAGCTGGGCCTTGTGGTCCTTGTGGGCCCAATTGGGTATACATTACTTGATGTGCATTAAACGTAATTGTTGGCGTGCTAGGAAATGTATTAGGCAAAAAGGCAACGTTAGCTGGAGTAAGTGGATAAGTTGTATAATTAGTAACTACCCATGGAGTATTACTTAATCCTATAACAATACCCGGTTCAGTGTTAGCTTGCAATTGAACATAATCGCCGGCATTAACATTAACCAAATAACTACCAGTAATAGTGCTAGGTAATACAGGATCGGTAGCAACATTCGCTGGAAGATTAGGTAATAATATATCATTTATTATGCCTAATAAAGTGTAAACTGCGCTGGAATTATTGACAACAACGCCATTTTTACTTAACCAAATATTAGCAGAAGTATCTTGAGGATAGTTAACACCTGGATATATATTGCCATTAATATATGGTTGCACTATGGCCATGGCAGTAAAAGTTAATGCATAAGTTCCTGCATTGGCAAATGTAATTTGATTATTGTTAACAACAGTAATGCCATTACTAATATTAACATTAGGAATATTAATAGTGGTAACATTTCCATAGCCACTGTAATTGCTGATATTTTGTGTAGTTTGACTATAGAAACTACCATAGTAACCAATAGCGCCACCTGCGCCAGTCGCACCTGTAGGACCTTGTGGACCTTGTGCTCCACCACTGCCATTGGCAAAAGCTTCAACCAAAAGATTGCCGCTAGCTGGATCTAGTCCAAACTGCACTGTGCCATTGTTGCTGAATAAATTAATTAGACTTTGTGCAGTGCTGGGCACATAGACGTTGCCACCAGGCAGGCCATATATGCCATTTGTGGATCCAGTGCCAGTGGTGATGTTACCACCGCTTGTTGTATTGCCGTATAAACCTGCCATTATTTGTCCTTATTATTGCGAAGAGAATCTTCTATCTTTTCTGGGTTGGAACACACTGGTAAGACGAGTATTGCCGCCACTCCATTTGGCTTTGCTGACCTGATCTTCTACTGTATGCCATGCATCGTCGAATTTGGCTTTCCAAACTGCTGCATCTTCGGGCATCTTGCGTTTCAAATAATAATTGTGTAGTGTACCATAGATATAGCCTTCGGGCCAGGTTTGAAACACTGCATTGGTTAGTACTGTGCCGCCTCCACTGATAGGACTAAACAAGAAAGGCCAAATTTGATAATAATACAGATTAACTTGGTCACCTTCGCCCAGTGCAGGTAAGAATTGATAGTAAGCACCAACTTCACTGAACTTGCCGCGATACACACTGGGAATGTTCAATGGTTTTAGATAAAGATTTTCAATTAGACTTTCTGTGATCATATCTCTGTCGCCAATACGATCATAAACAATCCAAGGGCCTAGGCTACTGTCAGCGCTGACTCCACCCTGTTTGAAAAACAGTATAGGGCGATTCATATCAGCGGGAATTGGTATACGTCCCAAGCTGTCGGCTACACCAATGTATTGACTGCTGTAGGGATCGGTTCTCAACGCAGGAATTTCGATATTACGCAGCATCATCTCGGTTAAGAAAATACATTCCTGAATTTCTGTGGCATTACTGCTGCCAGTAAAATCCTGTATATAACTAACTAGACCATTGGCATCTGCTAACGAATAACTCATATTACATTCCTCTAAAGAATTTGGTTTGTCCAACTTCAGTTGGATAGGGCACATCAATGGGAATTGGCAATTTACCACCTGGGTAACAAACAAATGCATTGTATTCTGTTTCTACCACACGGTAGAATTGTGCTTTTAGTGTGCGATCTCTTTTGATTACATTCCAAGGCATTCCGCCAAAGTATTTGTCGCTGATTGCAATACTGCAAACATCGGGCAATTCCATCCATTTGTAACCAATCTTACCATCGGGCATTAATGGTGCTAAGGGATCCAACATTCCATCTTCTGCGCCTTTGCGATATTCAGCGCAACGACGTGCTACTGCACGCACATTGAATTGTTCGCGTTGTATATAAAACTTGCCGTCTTCTCTGCCAGTGGTAATTTTAATATTGTGACTTTTGTTAAAATCTGTGCGTTTCCAATCGCCTTTCATGGCATTGTATAAATGATCATTTTTTAACAGTATGTCTGCAATACCGTTGTCTTGGGTGACCATACCGCCGGCGTCTTGACGTTCAAATTGTTCGTTGTAAACAGGATCTTCGTCGGAAAGAAAGCTGGCGTCTGCTTCGGGATTTGAATGATCAAAGTATTGATTGTTGATTGCATTCTTAGGCATGACAGTAACGTCTGCTTTGAATTTATTGAGATCAAGCGCTTGATCTGCTATAGTGTTGATTTGAGTCATATTAATATTTAGCCTACAAAAAAAGGGGCCGAAGCCCCTTGACTAACGCACTCTGATGTGGATCAGAATGTGCCAGTGCCCCATGTTGACAAGCGTGCAACGCCATTTGCATTACGCAATGCACCTTGACTAACTGTGGCTCCAGCAGCACTGATGTCGTGTAATACACCAACGCCAGCTGGGTTACGAACGATAAGAGTTCCCTCTAAAATAAATTGATCCAATGATGCGTCGGCATTACTGAAAACTTCATTATTTGGTCCGAGATCTCTTAAACTTCCCCATTGGATGACTTCTTCATTTAAGAAGTAGATCTGATTGCCTGCGCCAACCTGATCCATAATCCAAGAATCAAACACCTCATACGTATAGTTAAAATCACCCTCGTAAGTCGCAATGGTATCACCACGCTCCGAATTTACACGGTTGATACTACGACTTGTAGGCATTGTATCGCTGATGTGAGTTCTCAAGCTTGTTGGTGAAACAATAGTGCGAATCTTCGCATTGAAACGTTGCTCAGCTGCAGTTACCAATTGCTTGTAAGTGCTGGGAGCAAACTGTTGCAATGTGCTGGTTGAAGTATAGTAAGTACTACCATTGGAACTGATAATTAAATTACCAGTGTTGCTAGTAGTATTGTCAGTAGATTCGTTATTAAAATAACTGTTCAATGACATTGGAATAGTTGCAGTGGAAGGATTGAAACTGTGTGTGCCAGCGAATGCGTTCAATGAACCCATACGACGACCACTTACGTTGTCACCACTACCACCAGCTGATCCAGTTTGACCGGAATATTTTGTTCCGATTTGGTCATTACGAACGATCTGTGCTTCCACATCGAACATGAGCTCGATTAGCTGTTTCACTTCCTGATCCTAATTTTGGAAAATTTTCCAAAATGTTTGACATTCGCAATAGATTCGTTATTTCTATCACCGCCTTTCGGCTGCTATATGTTTCCATATAGAGTAGACTATCTCATAATCCATTTCTGGATTCTCTGCGCTTCGAACCACTTGGTTCTACGAGCTTTCGCTCTAGTCGTTACACCTTCAAAATATTTCTATTAAGCTTGGCACGGTATTGTCTTCAACTTTACTTGCTAAGAGTTTCACCGTTTTCACAGAGTTTTTCGATTACTATTACTAGTAAAAGGCCCTTCTTAATGAAGTGTTAAGGCTTGGGGATCTCCACCTGATTGCTCAACTGCACGAGCAGTACCTGTGGCACCGACTGTTGTTGAGAAAATCTGTGTGTAATTACCTAAGTTGTTACGATAGTTGCTTTCAGTATTGGCTGCACTAACTGCTGCACCTTCGATTTGCGCTTGAACGCCTGGCTTACGATATACGTCGTTGGTCCACAAAGGTAATGTAGAAACTACTTTACGCTTTTTGGCCATGGCCATGTTCAAAACGGGGGTATCGTCTTTTACACGATTACTAACGTCAAGGTCTAGATCCTTAACTACGATGTCGCTTTGGTAAGGACCTGTTCCGTTACCTAACGAACTTGTTGTGATATTATATGCTGTTGACATTTATTACTCCTTGTTTATGTCTTAACGTCTACTGGGTGAACGTTGCGCTCTAAGAGCTTGCATCTGTGCGACCAGTAGATTATCCGCGGCTTTTTTATCGCCGCCCTTGGCACGTTCACGAAGATTGGAGATTTCATCTTTATTGTTGTTATTAGCCATAGAACTGCCACGCTTGTTGTTGGTCAGAGCAGCAATGCTGGCACCTGAACTACGACTAGTGGGCTTGTCTCTAAACTTCAATCCATCTCGCAACAAACTCATAAGATGTTCGTCGCTGGCAATAAGATCAATGTTATTGATACCAGGAACCAACTGCCTTGTAGCACCTTCCCAACCCTTGCTTACTTTGTCTCTGATTTCATTATAAACATATTCATTTTTAAGTTCTCTGTCCTTAAAGCTTCGGCGACTTTTGTCAAGTTGCTCGGCTACTTGTTGCTGACGGATCTGATAAAATTGATCTATGTTGGGTTTCAAATTACGTATTAGATTGCTTTGTTGTTGAATATACTGTTCATTCTGCGCCATATTGGCTTGAATTCTAGCATACGCACCAGGATCTTGCGTTTGTGCAAGTTGCGCTCTAAAGGTATTTTGATACCCTTGTGTTTTTATAATTTCATCATAAGCCTTTTGTAATTGGGGTCTTATGGTAAACTCCATGGCTAAAGTTAGTCCTTCTTGCCTATTTCTCTGCTCCGCTAGGTATTCATCGAATTCGGCCCGATCTATCTTTAACTTTCTCGCATCTTCGCTAATTGCAGCTCCTTGTCCAAGAATGCTTGCAGCTTTCTTTGCGTCAATTTCAATTGCTTGGCCATTACGCATAAATTTGAATTTAGCGTTAGGGTGCGTTTCCGCAAACTCCAAGAAATCTATAATATCTGCATTGCTTGAATTCTCTTGGCTTACCTCAGTTTCCTCAGGGGCTGTCGATTCATCAGTGCTGTCCGCCGACTGTTCTTCGTTGCTGTCAATTTCTGGCTCAGGGGCCACAGGGGTTTCAATTTCTGCCGACGTTGATTCACCTGTCTCGGGCTGTTCGGTAGCGGGAACTTGGTTACGCATTGCGGCCATTTTCTCTGCTATTGAATCCAAACTGGGCACCGCATTGTTAACGGGTGCCGCATCACTGATGTTAGGACCGTTAGGGGTTGCTGTTTGCATACATTTCCTTATGTGTTAGCGTCGGGGCCTTCAGAACCTGTCTGATGACTTACCACGCGATTTTTCATATACACTGCTCTTTTGAGCAATGATATAAATCCGTCGATGCCTGATAGTTGATTGGCCAATGCAATTCTTTTTGCATTGTCATCAGGCGAATGACCAGTGATGTTGATTAGTGCATCACTGGTTTCAAATTTGAATTGGTGAACAAATAATGCTAGATCCCGATTGGTCAGCAGTGCTTCTGCATTACTGCCCCAACTTTTAACTCTATCGGCTGCAGCCGGAGTTAGGTTCTTGATATCGTTTAGATTGGCACGGGGCCTAGCATTAAATGCTTCTATCTGTTCTTCGCTGATCATTGCAATTCCTTGTAAATTTATTTATCGATTAGAAAGCGCGAGCCTTGTTGTCCTTGACTAACGCATAGCCTTCCAACTGACGTTTTGCATCATTACCTTGGGTGTCTGCGACGATTTGATCAGCTCTAGCACTATCCAACTTAGCTTTGGCAGTGGTTGCTGCCAATTCAGCTTGTTGCGCTGGCGTAGGTTGTTGTGCAGTTTGTGCTTGCTTTTGTGCGGCCTGCACTGCGGCCTGCACTTCTTCATCCGTGGGCAAATAAGTGTCTGCATCTTTTACTCCCAATACGTACAATGTATCCTCATAGGGCTTTTTGACTTTCTTGAGAATCTCGGGAGTCATTGCGCCAGATTGTTGCAGTGTAGTAATTTCCTGCATAAACTGTTGTTGGCACTGTTTGATAATCTGCAGACGATTCAAACTGTTTTCTTCGCTTTTCATTCCCAGTGCCAAGTCGATGTGCAACTGCTTGCGTTCGCAGAAGTTCATGTCATCGAATGCTTGTCCATCTAAAAATATAGGCTGTTTGTCGGGATTGTATTCCTGTGCCAACTTCTTAACACCGTAATCATCACTGTACTGTATCAATGTTCTCCATACCAACCAAATGGCATCTTTCAAACCTTCTGCACAATTTTTAATGGTGTTGTCCTGAATGATTTGATTGGGACTTAGTGCTAGATTTAGTTTGGCACCACTATTGCCTGGATCCATAACTTCAGGATTGAATACATCCTGTGGACTAGTCATACCCACCATGGACATAACATCATTTTGTATGCGACCTAATGCATCATCAATATAGTTCAATGAACCGCTGGGAGCAGGCATTGGATACACATCAGTTGTGGGATCAAATTTACTATCCAATATAAAGATGGCTGCTTCGCCATCCTGCATCATTTCAAAGTCTACTTTGTCGGGCTTGACACCTAGGCGTGGCGTTGCAGTCAGCAATCCCAATTGTATTTCTGCACGGTGGCCAGCAGTTGCGTATTCCTGCATGGGCACTACGCTTTCAGCGATGCTCATACCATAGAAGTTTTGACTTAGGGGTCTTGGACACATATCAGCTACTGGAATAAATTCTACTTCTCTTGCACTAATGATGTATTGTCCACTGTAGACTATTTCTACCAATTCCATTTCACCGTCATTGTCGATATCGTAACGGTTCCAAACAGTCAGTATGGTTACTTGACGTGCACCTGGTTCATTGGTAGCATAGCCCTGCGCAGGCAAGCCATTGATTGGCACACTGTCTCTAGCGTGTAGGGCCAAGTTGTTTAACAAACTACCAGCTTGGTAAGCACCCACATTGCTGTATTCGGCGTATTCTTCGAATAGATCCAGGTCAATGTCGGGATAGCGTTCTGTGGCTTCGGCCACTGTCATTGGTTCGTAGAATCCGCAGAAAGGTTGGTCCTGCACATTGACCACTGTGGGATCACACATCCAATAGTGTTGATGTATACCACGGAAACGAATGTTGATGTTGTAGCCAACCAATTTGTATTTGGCTTCATATATGGTATGTGCGGCAATGGCATCATCCAATAGATCCTCGCCTTGTTCCAACTGTTGATTGGCTCCAGACATAGCGGGCAATTCTTCTTCTTCGTATTCTCCGCTGGCTCGTGCTTGTGCACGGTCAATTCTAGCTTGTATGTCTGCATCGTCTTGGTCCATGGACAAGCCTTGATGTGCACCTGCCATTTGTTTTTGCACTGCTGCCATATCCATGCTGACTTTTTTGCGATTGGTTCTTGTAGCAGTCAATCCACTTGCGGCTGCCTGTTGCTCGAATGCCTTCAGCTGATCCATAGTGCCTTGTGTGGTCACATAGCGTGTTATTTGTTCTCTATATGGACTGACTAAAATTTCGCCATTCTTGTGCAAGCAGGCGTCCATGATCCAATGGTGTAGGATCTGATGTGGGTCATTGTGTTGATTAATGATCTTGTGAACCATCTCAGTGGCCTGACGCGCCGCTGCTTCATCATCCTCATTGTCGGCTACGAATTCAAAGTTAATCTCGCCGTTTTGTGCTAAACCTTTGGCAATAACTGCAGTGCAATAGTCCACAGTGGGCTTGACAACTGGATGTATGTAGTCTAGGCCGTTAACAGGTGCAGTGGAATTTGTAACTGCTAGATTTAGATAGTGATAGTCTGATGCGCGATTGATATTGTTTTTAACAGCCAATAGTCTTAGGTTGGCGGCGCACTTTTGGTCGAGTAGGGCCTTTAGCTTTAAGAAACGAGCCATACGCCCTTTGGGTGCGTATATTAAATTGGTTACAATATGTTTTATGTCTAACATCAGGAGATCCTTTATCTATTATTTAGCGTGACTATAAAGGCTTTTATTGTCCTGTGGGATCGTAGGTCTTTTTCCATTCGGGTTTTAGGTATTCTTTGTCCACTTTGTAGTAAGTGCCACGAAGTCTACGGAATTTCTCAGGTCCATTGGCTCCAGTAATAGGTTCGCTGATACCCTGCAGACAAGCCAACAATCCATAGCGTGCACTGTCAATGCAGTCATCAGGATCACTGAAGCGTCCCTGTTCATCCACGTAGTAATTGGCAGCTTCACGCAAAAACTCTGTGCAGTTTTCGTTGACCAAATAGCTGCCGGACTCCAACATCTGTCGCATCATATTGATACCATAGCTGCGATTATTGGTCACACGGCCCTGTGGATCCGGTGGATTCATTATGGCCTTAGCATAAACATTAAGACCATACTGTTCAAACAGTTCTCTTATACTGGCCGCACTCATGGTATAGCGGCCTGGAGTATTGGCATCGCTGGGCAACACAATAGGAGTGCCAAATACTTCTGGCCTTAGTAGGTGATTAATATACTGTTGTGGCACTGCTTCTTCTACGCCTTTGACCACAATTTGTCTATGTAAGTACAGTATGCGTTCTCTTGTGTCCCAGTAGTTCAAGCTGATAACTGTTTTGTCATTGACCAAGCCCAAGTCCAAACTGATGACTCGTTCGATATAGGGATTGTTTTGAAAATCATATTCGCCAGTTTTGTAAGTGGGCCATGTCTTAAGTTGAAACACCGCACCCTTGCCCATGATAGGAATACCTTTAACACGAGCATCGCGTTCGTGTGGCAAGTAGTCTCTTTCCAATTGTTGTCGAGTTTCTTTTAACAAGAATGGTTCGCCCCATGGATCATCATAGGGCACATCATCCCAGCTGACTCTAATGTGACTGTAGCCCTCTTCGTGATTCCAAAACTTACTGACCAGTCCATTAAGACCTTTAAGTGGTGTAAAACTACACAACACTTGTCCTTGTGTAGTAGCAGTTCTAGTTACAATCTCACTGAAGAAATCATCTGGAGGTTGTTCGTCGAATACCGCAAGGTTAAGTTTGAAACCCTGCATCTGTCGAACTTCCTGTGTGTAGTTGGCAAACAGTAGATAGCTGTTGGTGCCGGAGGTGTGTCGTATTTCTAATCCAATACAGTTGGCACCATCACTGCGCATTGTATCCGACACTATGGCATCCCTAGGTATAGCACCAGTGCCAATATTGTTTTTGATCTTAACGTCATTGGTTCCCAACAGTTCATTTTGCAATACCAGTGCAACCTGACTCCAACCTTCGCCAGCTACCATGGCAGTAACAGGTTTGTCGAATCGTTTGCCCTCCCACCAAGAGGGATACTGTCCAGTTAGATGCATGGCAGTTTCAAAACAAGTTGACACTGTTTTACCAATACGATTGGCAGCCAGTATGCCTCTGCGGTCACTGTTGCCCGTGGCAAAGAATTTCTTTTGGTGTTCGAATGGTCTAAAGTATTTCAGCTGATTGTATTCCATATCAGCTGCAATATCAATTACCAACTCCTGCAATCGATTGCGAGTTTCGAAATCCATATGCTGAAGATTATGCGGGTCCAAGTGATGTTCATCACAGACCAAACGCAGTGCACGTCGCATTAATAGATTATGGTCTATCATTGCAGGTTTGTCGCATTCGATGTAAGCTGAGTGCTAAGGAGCCCAAGCTCTCCAACTCTGCAGCAGTGAGATGCCAAGAATCAGCATCACCAGGCAATTGGCCTTCACGCTTGTCCAAGCCCAATTGCAGACGCTCCATAACCAATCGCAAACAATGTTCCAATTGTTGTGGATACTTTTCCACAAACGCATTGCGATAAGCACCGTTGACCTTTTGCATGATCTTAACATCATCAGTGGCTCGCAGTCTGCGTTCGTGTTCTTGTGGTAAGCTGAGACGTGCGCGATCCATTTATTCCAACCATGGATTATCGATGACGCCTTGATTCAATTGACCAAAGTTACGATCGATCCATACGTCCCATTGTGTGGATTTGTTGACTCTGTAGTCTGCGCTTTGCATCAGTGCTTTAAGTCTTAGTCCCATTGTGGTCATACTGCCGTTGCTGCGACGAACAATCCGCTCGCCTGTGCGTGGATCTACCCATTTGATAATCTCTGGGCGAGTGCGTCCAAATTTGTCGATCTTTTCTCCGTGTGGCCTAGGCAGTATTGGTCCAAGTACACGATAGCTTATGGTGCCATCTCTATACTTTCGGAATTCGATTTCTGCGTATTGATCCTGTGCGCGACAAGCGGGATCCGGATGTGGAGCAGTTTTGCAGTGGAATACATTTTGTGTTTCACTTAATGGTGGCAATTCAGGATCGCGTGCGGGTTCAGGTTGTAGGGGTTCTTCGGGCACGAGATCATTCTTATCCAAATAGGGATTTTCTCTGCCGATAAATTCGTCTGCGGGTGGAATGCCATTCAGCGTGTCCAAGGCTATTTGATATTTTAGTTTGTTGGCACGACCCTTAAGGTTAAGTGCAATACCTGTTTCATCGTAGACAAACTTCTGCAGTTCTGTGGCAGTGGGAAAGTCTGTCATCAAGCCTTCCATATCAAATGCAGTAGCACCTAGGCTGGCAGGACTAGCAGGCTGACTGTAGGCGATGGGTTCATCTGCGAGATGTTCCACAAAGTCTTCGATTATGGGTTTGGTTGTGTTAGGTTCGGCAGGCACATTGTCCCATGGATCTGCTGCGGGTGTTGTTGTTTTCTTCATTGCTGTTCCTTGTAATGCAAAATGGCAGTTGATCTAGGACAACTGCCAAACCTCTTAGTCCCTAAGGTAGAACTAAATTCTTATCGACGAGGATTAACGTTTGAAACGCTTGGGTTTAACGTCTTGGTCTACTGCGCCTTCGCCGGGCCAATTCTTGTCAGCGTAGTCACGTTCTTGACGCAGTGCATAAGCACGATTGACCATACCAGCCAAGTCTAATGCTTCGTCTTTGCGATCCATAAAAGCTTCACGTTTGCCAGCGCGGGCGGCAACGCCAGTGCGTGGACCTTGTGGCACATTAACGCTGGCTCTTGTGGGTTCAGCGAATGTTTTGGCTTCTTTAGTTTTGGTTTCAGTAATCTTACGACGGAAATCGCCAGACTGATCGCCGCGATAGTTCTCCATATCGAGATTCATATGTTCAGGTTTCTTTGCCATTTTATTTCTTTCCTTTGTGGACTTGCTCCAAGGTTTCTGCTAGGCGTGCACGCTTGCCTTCGACACCTTTGGCTCGTGCAGCCTTGGCCAATTTCTTAGCGGGAATTGGGTCACCCTTTTTAACGCCTAGTTCTTTGTGCAGTGCACCAGGATGCTTGATAGCGGATTGAATCCACTTGCCACCTTTTTTTTCTGTAGCTGACATTGTTATTTCCCTGCGT